GTATGGCCTGGGATTACGTAGGTCTGTCTTGAGTTTCTACACTTGTTTGTGGCCCGTGGCCAGCTAATTTCGGTATACTACCGTTCTCTCTAAAATTCATACGAAGCTTTGTGTTTGTTAAGGCGCTTAAATCCTGCGCAGGGGCAACGAATGTAGTTGACTGGGGTGCCATTTTAATAGCATCCCAATCTGATCCATCACCATAAACTACACCTGGTGCTAAGGAAGCATCACGTGCTGCATAACCCAACATAATTTTTTCCCGCTCTTCTTTTGGCAATCCTCTTAGGTTTAAACTTGTCTTCCCTGAGCCACATAAAGAAAAGCCGAGCTCAGGATCGGTACCATTTATTTTTTGTCCTACCTGAGTTGGGCGTATTTGTACAGGTATGTCTGACCCTGCTGTTATATCTATACCTAAATTACCTTTTCCTAGAACAGTGCCTGCAGGTATATACCCTATAACCGCACCCACGGGTAGTGTGACGAGCGCTTTTTCTTGATCGGTATATCCCATGTATATTGGGATTTCGCTCGCTCCTATATCAACACCATCTTCACCTTTAGGATCTTTTTTAACATGAGCTGTATCAGATGTTATCATTGTACCCATCGGTGTTGGGGGCGATGCTGCATAATATCCTGACCCGTGGGGTCTTACTTTATTTGTTTGCTGAAGCTTACCTACAGACTGTATTTCATGTGTATAAATTGGACCTTCTACGTATAGTGCACCTCTTATGACGGTTTTACCTGTAACACCTAAGTCACTATCGATCAATACTTGAGCGCGATTTCTTTGCGCTATGCTTACAATATCACCTACAAGCGATAGACGTTTACCACCATCAATATTTATCTCATTGGCGCTGCCAATATTTACCTGTTCACCAGCTATCGTTGTTACCGCACCTGATATATTTACAACACCATATGATTTCATGTTAATGCCACCTGCTCCAACCAGTAAATTAAACTTATTACCGACATTAAGCGTATATGTGCCGCCTGGAAGATCATCAACATTTACAATTTCTATAAGCGGTGATGGTTGAGGTACTATTCTTGTAAAACCAGGGAAAACCTGAACCTGTGCAGGTTCACACTTACCGTATTGATCAACTCGTATAGCACCCCAATCATTCGTTACGAGTCCAATATTTTCTACTTTATTTTTTTCAATTTCAATAATTTCTGACCCACCCTTACCCATTGCAGCTTCTAATTCTGCTAATGCAGGTAAAATGGATTTGTACTTTTGTGGTAGAGTAATCTTTTCAGGGTCAGGTGTCCATATACCATTAAATGAACTCGGACTTTGGCCAGGTATAACAAAAGAATAAGCCTGAACCTGCTCACCAGTAGCTGGATCGGTTATTCTATTACATAATGGACACGGTACATCATAGCCTGGTATAGAAGCAATATAACCAGGCCGTGCAATTAATGTATTACCTTGTGAATCAACTATGCTGCTTATTCCTGACGAATTTACACATAGTCTCGCATCTTGTCCAAATGCAATCTGACTATCACCAAACTTTGCATGTGCAGTCCCTCCCGCGCGTGTCGTACCAAAAGCACCATCGCCATGCTTATTGGATGCGTCGTGTGCTTCTACTTTCATCTTGAAAGTACCGGTTGTATCTTCAGGTGTAAATTTATTATTAATCGAGATGTCTCGGCCGAGATCATCTATTGCTGTACATAACGGACACAGTCTCGGGTTACCAACCTTTAACTGACCTTGTGAATTCAATCGCAAGAGCGAGGTGACACCTACACCTTCAACAGGTTCACAGCGTTGGATATCAAATCTTTGTTTGATATTAGCAATCTCCGCCATTTGAGATTTCCATTCTTCATATAGTAGTACTCTCCCCGGGTCACCTACTTTTCTATAATGATCCCCATGTACCACATTATCATAATCATTTTGCGAAAATTCATTGCGAGTACCTCTAACTGTCAAAAACTGGTCACCAACAACAAGTTTTTGATCGTTATTAACAGCTAATGTAATATTAGCTTGATTATTCATTTCAAAAAATGAACCCGAAAAATGAGTCATTTTTAATAATTCTCTGTTGTCAGTATTGACAAACTGTATAGTACCACCTTTTTGATTTATTACATATTTGTTGCGATAGGTCTCTGTATTAATTGTGTATACCCCTTTTGTTTCTGTGTTGGTATCGCCGCTTGTAAAATTTTCATATTCACCGGGGTAATCTTGACCTTGATCACTATCATCAAATACATCGTAAATGCCCTTCCAATCATCTCTACCAAACGCAGCAGCAAACACTACTGGCTTAAGTGGGTTACCACCATTAAAAAATACCCATACATGTGCCCCCACACGTGGTATGGCAAATGCCCCCTTTGCTCTATTACTGTACGTCTCTGGCTTATAATTAAAGCTCAATTTATTAACATTATTAACATTTGTTTCTGCGGGATTATTGAAAGCATCCGCAAGCATAAATGCATTTTGATCAAATATTGCACCAGATTTCTCACCTGTACCATCTATATTTGATCCTATTTCTACAGCACGAGATGAGTTCGCTTGTTGCTCATCAAAATCACTCGAGTCGCTCGTTGTACCGTACTTAGTAGTATCGTTATATCTCCCACTCGCTACTTCACCCACTATCGGTAGAGCAACGTTAGCCCATGGAAGGATTTTTTTTAACTCATCAGAAATTAATGACAGGTCACTTTCTATATTGTCACCAAGAAATTTAAATGAAAAATCAGCTGCTTCCTCTATCCATCCCTTATAGACCGTTGGTGAAACATGTGGTACAAAGACTTTGACCCTGCCTCTTTTTAACGGATCATTATTCTGTACAACAATACCTAAATAATTTCCTTCGTACTTTGGATATTCCATAGTTGATTCGTAATATATTTACACCTATACTATTGAGATGCTAATGAAAGTATCGCACGAATCACCTATCTCTATACTACCTTTATCACAATCGTATAATGATTTCGATTATGCCCTAGTACACCTTTTTGAAACACATTCAACATATAAAGAATATTTTAAATCAGCCATCGATGTTTATAATAGAGAAGTATTATTAGACAACTCAATTTTTGAACTCGGTAAATCTTTTGATGAAGAGAAATACCTCGAAGCTGCCAAATGGTTAAAACCGAATATGTTTATTGTGCCTGATGTTTTAGAACAAGCACATGAAACTATCGAAAGCTTTAGTAAGTGGCTGGCGGCTAGCTATATTAAACAAATAAAAGATACCTGTAATACAAGAGCAATTGGCGCAGTACAAGGTAAAACATGGAATGATCTCTTACAGTGTTATAAGTTTATGGCAGAGAGTGCTGATATGATTGCAATAAGTTTTGACTTTTCATATTATCACATTACTGGCGAAGGCTGGACAGCACTAGAAAGATTTTGTTCAGGGAGACAAAGATTTATCACACAGCTTATTGAATGCGGTGCATGGGCATGGAATAAGCCTCACCATTTACTAGGGTGCTCTTTGGCCAAGGAGTTTAGATATTATGTTGACAATAATATTCATAATATTGTCAGCTGTGATACAAGCAACCCTATTGTAGCTGCAATTCACAATTTAAAATATGATGCCGATTACGGTTTACAATCTAAACCATCTACAAAGTTGGCAGATCTAATCGAGCATCAGTTTACTACAGAGCAGCTTGAATTAGTAAAGTATAATACTACAATGTTTAAAAGGATTATAAGAAGATGACAAATAGACCTTGGATAACATTTTTTTCACAGACAGGATCTGAAATAGCCTCTTTGATTGATGAGTATAACAGATATCCTGATGCAGTTATAACCAATTGCATTGATAATTCGACCTTTTGCAAAGCAATGCAAAAACATATTGATGAAGGATGTCCCTTAATAAGGATACCTCAAAAACCGGAAGTTGATGATTACGAAAATATTTTAATGGAATACAAAAACCCTCTTATTACTTTACATGGTTTTTTAAGAATTATCCCGCCAGATATATGCAAAAAATATGAGATATATAATCTGCATCCTGGTTTAATTACGGAGTACCCTGAGCTTAAGGGTAAAGACCCTCAGTTAAAAGCTTTTAAACTAAAACACCAGACAGCCGGTTGCGTTATACATAGAGTAATACCAGAAGTTGATAGTGGAGAAATAAAAGAAACATACTCAATAAATGTAGAAGGTTATTCTATTGACCGTCTTTATATGGAATTAAAACATGTAGGATTTATTTTATGGAAAAAATTTTTAAAAAACTATGAATAACGAAGAAATCATACACGCTATTGAAACGCAATATCCGGAGACATGTAAAGAATTTCGTAAAATTCAAAATGAACATTATTTAGTGTTTTGCAAAAAACAGTTTGATTACGGTCCTGGTAATATCTCTTTAGGATCGTCTCTTTCAACACCTGAAGAAAAGAGAGCATCAATCTCTGCGATCGTTGTGCGGTTAAATGATAAAATACAGCGCTTAATTAATTTAGTGTTGAGAAAAAATGCAAAATCTGCTAATGAATCTATTGCTGATTCTTTTCTTGATGCAGCGGTGTATGGAGTAATTGCTGAAATTGTTAACCGTGGAAAATGGGCTAAGTGACGCTATTATAAGTTATGATTATAAGCTTTACAGGTGCACAGTCAACGGGTAAGACAACTCTACTTAATGCGTGCAAAGAGGTATATGCCGATGAATTTAGTTTTGTTGATGAGGTAACCCGTTTAGTTAAGCGTGAATATAATGTTCCAATTAATGAAGAGGGTACTGATATTACACAACTATTTATTATCAATAAACATATAGAGAATTCCTATAGAGTTTATGACAAGCCTAAAGGTGTAATTTTAGATAGATGTATAGTAGACGGTCTTGTTTATACGGGGTATTTAGCATTAGAAGGTAACGTTTCTAAATGGATTGTTAAATATGCGAAAAATGTTTTTGATCTACTCTTACCTAAAATTGATAAGATATTTTATACTCATCCCGGTGATGTTGAATTAGTTGCTGATGGCGAAAGGAGTGTGGATTTAGAATTTCGTAAAAAAATTATCGATCTATTCGATCTAATATTTGAGCTGCATGAAGAAAAGTTTAAAAATAAGTTAATTATTTTAAAAGGAACAGTGGAAGAACGCATGGAACAGATTAAAATGAACATATGTTAAAAGAACTCGATAACTCTAATATATCTAAACATCTCGGTCAGACTAGTCAATATAAGTCGACTTATGATCCTTCACTCTTGGTAAGAGAACCGAGGGCAGCTAACCGTAAACATCTTCATATTGAGGACGATAACACACCGTTTGTAGGTTATGATGTGTGGAATGCTTATGAGTTTTCGTGTTTGTGTGCAAACGGTACGCCCATCTCCGGTGTCGCAAAGATCGTGTATCCCGCTACTAATAAGTATATTGTTGAATCGAAATCTCTAAAATTGTACTTTAACTCTTTTAATATGGAAAGGTATACAGGCTCAATTGAAAGCATTATTGAGCAGGTTGAAAATATTATAAGTAAAGATCTATCTGAGTTGTTAGAAACAGAAGTGTCTGTCTCTATAGTACCATCGAGCAATGAATCACCTGCAAATATACCTTGCTATTATCAATACAACAAGAACTACACTACACTTGAAGATATAATTGATGTGTCTGTATTAGAATGTACCGTGTATAATGAAACACCTGAGCTTTTAGCTGGTCAATGGTTAGTTAAAGAACTTCCAAGTAAAGAAACATATTATCACTCTGGCTTACTTAAAAGTAATTGCCGTGTTACATCACAACCCGATTGGGGTGATGTTTTTATATATTATAAAGGCAAGTGTGAACTAATTCCTGACTCCTTACTAAAGTATATTGTCTCATTTAGAGATGAATGTCATTTTCACGAAGAAATTTGCGAGACAATATACAAGCGCATTTGGGATATGTTTGAACCAGAAGAATTAGCTGTAACGTGTCTCTATGCACGTCGTGGTGGGATAGACATTAACCCTACACGGGTAAGTCATGAAAGACTTTTCGATCCCTGTCTAGTGGATAGTCTTATACCTTATGTTAAGACGATGCGGCAATAATTATAGATAGCCGAGATTTACTAGGCGTCTAACATCTGGTGTTACTGAGTCGAAACCATTTGTAGATACTGTTTGTACAACTGTACCAGTTGCAGCAGTAAAGATTGATGATGATCTATTAGCTAATACAACACTAAACTGTATACCTTGATATGCTGCATCGATTCTTGCTGTGAAAGGAATAGCGCTTGAGCTAATCGTTCTTAGAACAGTTGTTAATGCTTTTGGTGTTGTTTCAAATGCTAGAACCGAACCTACCGGTCCGGTAAGATATGCAACACCCTTTGCGCTTAAAGATTGACCTAGTGAAACTTGGTTGTCAAATGCAATTATCATATACAAATATTTATTCTGCACAAGACATTTTTATTAAAAATATAAAAAAAAGAACCTCAGGATTTCTCCTGAGGTTCTGTGATTTGCTTCTTTACTTAGATTAGAAGTACACCGACTGTGTAGCCGGTGAAAACGCTTCGCCGAGACCCTTGAGAATGATGACGTGGTAATAAAGATTAGCACCGAAGATGTTATCTACAACGCCGTAACGGGTTAATAGACCAACACGAGGTGAGAAATCGTTAGGACCAATGGTTCTCTGTACCATTACAGGGATGTAAGGGCAGTAGATGATACCAGTGTCATAGAACTCAGGACCTTTATAACCGAGAAGAGCATACTCAAGACGCTGTGTGCGTGTTTGAGTGCCAGGCCAACCTGGGAAACCACCGTTAATGTTATTAACGGAAGCGCTTCCTTCGAATTGAGCTTCTGTGCGTGTATCGCGGTATACGTTGAAACGACCGGCTAAAGTACCGACCTTCGCAACACCGACAGGCTGTGTATTGACGTTACCTTGAACAGGTACCCACTGAAATTCAGGGAGCATTTCAAGAATTGCGCAAACACGTGGTGTAGCAACGATGAAGTTAGCTGAGCCACGGCGGTTACGTACTGCAATACGGTTAGCCTCTACGATGAGTCTCTGATAGAAGTCGCGATTGCGCTCAACGAGCCAACGGCCGTCTGCTGAAGCAGGTGACCAGACTGAGAACCCAGTACCGTAACCGGCATTGAGAGCTGTCTGAATCATTCTGATGATCATTTCACGGTCGATTTCGGCCTGAAGCTCATATGACATAGCATTTGTGAGCTCAGTATCGATATCGATACCATTCATGTTCTTAAGATCCTGCTCGAGTTCAACTGACCAACGAGCTGCTAAGCGACGTGTACCAGCTTCAACAGCTGTCTTTTCGAAGCTAACGACGATCTGTGGGATGTTGGAGTTAAGCTCGAATTGTGAAAGCAATTGAGCGACACCTCTATCTTGTTGGACCATGTCGAAGTAACCAGCAGCGCCTGAGAAAGCGTCTGTAGTTGTGCCTGTAAAGCCAGTGTTGAGGTACTGATAACCTAATTCAGGGTTACCTGAAAGGCCCTGACGGTTTGTCTGACCACCGTATTGGGTGGCGCCAGTGTTACCGTCGATGCTACCTTGTTGATAACCAAGTGATGTAGGTTCGTACTTATAACGGAGAGCGAAAGCAAGTCCTACCGGACCACTCATTGGCTGAACACCAACGATTTCGTTAGTGATCAACTCAGGGAAGGTACGTCTAATCATCGGAATGAGAATCTTAGGTAGACGAGCATCACCTTGAGCGTAAGCTGAGTCATTCTGAGATGGGAACTGATTGCCATAGGCACCGTTATTTACGGAACCAAAGACACCTGTGCTACCACCAGCAATGTTTGCAGCTTCCATACAGTACTTTTCTTGGTTTTCAAGAAGAATAGCTGTATTCAAGCGTGTGTGATCATCTTCGATTTCGCGAACATTGTTGGATGTGTAATCCAAGACTGGACCCCACTTCTCAACAAGAAGTTTTGCGCGATTCTCATCGATATATGATTGAGATGGACGAATTTGAGACATATTTATGTTTTCCTTTTCGCTAATGTCGACCTATACGTTTATAAACGTTACTGTTCAGGGATGTCCCTCAACCTGTAAACAAATTAGTATTTCTTTAACTCGCTGAGATAAAGATTAAAAGATGGATCAGATTGAACATTCTCTTCGCTTGTTGATTCCTCAATTATTGGGCGATCAACATGAGTAGCTGTTGTATCTACAACAGCCTCTTGCTTGAGATTGTTTAGCCGCTCTTCTTCAGATTTACTAAAAAGTCCGAGTGTATAATCGAAGTTTTCAGTGATGAACTTAGCTGTTTTTCCTGAAAGCATTTTTTTCATATACTTTCTTTCATCAGCTTCAAGGTTTGAAACCTTTTTCTCAAGAACTAACTCGGCTTCTGTTGAGTCAAGTCTAGTCTTGAGTTCATTAATCTGCTTAGTAGCAGCTTCAAGCTGTTGTGCAGCTTCATCTAGTCTGTTTTTACCATCAACAACAGCACTTTTAATACTGTCTTTTGCAAGAGCCATATCAACAGAGAGCATGTTGCGTATGTCATTTAACACAGCGTTAGCTCTTTTATTTTCTACAGCTTCTTGAATTTCGGCTAATGGAAGTTTTTCTTCAAGGTAAAGATCAAGATAATTACTAACTTGTTCTACCATTGTTGATTTAAAATTATTTGCTTCTTCGACAAGAGCTTTTTCATACTTTTCTACAATAACTTTTAGCTTTGCAGCTCTGTCTTGATCTATAGCCTCAACAACAGCTTGAAGCTTTTTTGTGTGATCGGTATCAATTGCTTCAACTATTGTCTCAAGCTTTTTAGCATAGTCTTCATCTTGCTCATTTAAAGCTTTTTCGACGTGAATAAGAGCCTTAGCTTCAACTGCTTCGTTGAACGCTGTTTCAATTTCCTTAAGAACATCTTCTGTAAGGATATCTTTTGTGGCTTCTTTTAGGGTTTGTGTTATGCTGTTTTCCATATTACAAGTTTTTATCTAAAGCTGTGTTAATGAGTTTTTTAAGTTTCTCGTTAATTACGCTTCCTAAATATTTATCCGCCTCGGCGTAGTTTTTCTGTAAAATTGCTCTTAAAAAGGAAGGTATTTCTGCAACATTTTCCTTTACTGTTTGATTGTCTTTACACTCATCGCATTTGTCACAATCACAGCCTTCTTCAGCAGCTTCACAGTGGTTATCAGATTTTTCTTCTGCATCTTCTGATTTCATGGCTCTTAATCTTGCAAAATCAGCACCATCTATTTTATTAGGATCACCACCGAGTTTAGCAATACGTTGTTGCTTTTTAGAGAGCATTTTTTCTTCATTTTCTTCATGACCTTTGAGAAAATCTTCAATTGATTCTCCGTTAACAAAACCATCAGGTCCTACTTCTGCGTATCTAGTAGAGTAGCGATTAGGTTTTTTACTCATAAAGACTGTTGGACCACCTTCTTCTTCTGCAAATTGATATGAAACTCTATTGATATAATATTTGTTACGGACAAGTACATCAACTACTTCATCCTGTATTGGGGTAAGCTTATCAGCACCCTCTTCGTTTTCACCACCCATAACACCAGTGGCTATATCACCTGCTAGATCAGCAGCGGCTTTAACAGGAGCGCCTACTACTGGTACCATTCCTGCCACATTACCTGCTGTTTTTACAGCAGTACTAGCCGCTTTGCCTACTGCTGGTAAAATGCCTTCAGCAACTTTTTGTCTTTTTTTCTTCATTGCTTTATTTCTTTTTTTATTGCAAGACTCTTCATCATCGTCCATAACTTCAGCGCCTATACCCGATCCTATAACTGACCCTGCCAGGCCTCCAAGAGGGCCACCTAAAACTGTACCAGCCAATTTACCAGCATATCCGCCGGCAGCAGCGCCAGCTCCTTTTTTCAGAACACCCACAACACCTTCTTTTACATTTCTTGGTTTATCCATAATATTATTTATATTCTTATTGTTCTTTTTCTTAACTGTATAGGTCTCTTCTTGTTCCGCTGAGACTAACTGTTGGAGTTGACTTTGCAATAAAGAGACAGATTGAAGAAGTGCTTTTTGTTCGTTCGATCCTGCTTGTTGTGCTTTGGCTTTTGCCATAGCAATTTTATTTACTAGATCGTTAATTTGCTTAGTTGTTGCTGCAGTTGTTTTTGCAATGGTTTGAACTTTCGAGCCAGGTGTGTTGATAGAAGCTGTTGTACCAGTAGTACCCATGGGTGATACTGTACCCATTGTACTGTTTGTCTTTAAACCAAGATTAGGTAAAAGGCTCAACTCGTTAATAACTTTTGACATGTTATTTCCCTAAAAATTTTAAAAAATTCATGACCTGCTCTCTCAAGTATGTCTGAACATCATGTTTCGGCAGATTACTAAGTTTGGATTCAAACTGATCGTATATTTCTTCAAACTTACCGTCTGCTCTAACTATAAATTGTTTACTTTCTAAAATGCCGTTTACAAAAGCCTTCGAACAGCTAGGGTCTGCTACACAGTCAACAGCTATCAATCTCATTTCATTAACTCGATTAACACCATTGCTTTGCTCTGAGAGTTGTCCGAGAGCTCTACTCGACATACCTACTTTGACACCATCGTTAATTAATGAACGAACGATTTGACCTGTTGGTGTTGAGAGTACGACTGATTCACCTATTACTGATTTTCCTTCCCAGTGTAAGTCTGTCACCATGTGACACGCTCTTTCAAGATCTACTTCCGCAGACGTTGGGTGGTTAAGTTCACCTAAAGCTCTTTTAGTGGCTACCATTTCGCTAATATAACGATCCACTTCGCGCTTCATATCTTGCTGGTCGTATACACGCTGATTTTTATTAACGGTCTCTGATTCCATATACACACCACGGATTTTAAGTTGTGATGGGCCTTTGGTGTTTTTCTCTTCTAGAATATATTCAAATTCATCAAGAGCTGGTGTTTCTACTAATAGACGTAATGCCATAAAATTATTTATATTATCTCTGCTGGTATTTATTTAATCCTAACTCCTTTTCTGTCAAGATTAAAAAACTGTAACCCTTTTTCTCGCACCATTTTTTGGCAGCATCCCATTTAGCTTGGTTTTGTATAAACCTCATAGATTCATACATTAAAGTAGATTTCTTTTTTTTTCCTGGAGTAGGTGGTATTACTTGAGCGCTTGGTTTTATTTCAATTATATACTTGTTTATTTTTCCTGTACTCTCACGCAACGCTATAACACCATCAGTATAATATCTCTGTACTTTGCTTGTAACGGGATTAAGATAGGGAATTATAATCGCCTCACTAGCCCACTCCACCACGTTCGGGTTGTCATCACACCATCTAAAGAACTTCAGTTCCCACCCGGATCTATATACTGGCTTTTCTTTTCCAATATATTTTTGTTTGTTTTTTGGGTTAAATATCCCTTGACGGAATTTACTATTTTTTTGTAGCGGTATCATGAATAGTTAAAAAGAAAATTTATAAAATTATTAACAGTAGCTAAATTTTGTTGTTCATATTTATGTTTTAAGAGCTCATCTTTAATTTGTTGCTTTTTATCCTTTGAAAGTGTGCAGAGTCTAAACTCGTTAATAGGTGGCTCATTAAATGGGGTAAGGTTATTATTAACGGTAGTACCGTTTTCATGCAACCCTTTGTACATAAAGGACTCACCACTTATATTGCTTGTAACATTGTTTATAGAAAATCCTAAATATCTTTCTTCTGCAAACTTAATCAGTTTAGGCATTTCAAGAACGTTTGGTATCATGGGGCACATAGATATGCTATTAAGTTTTTTAATTGCCCTAAATTTTTCAATATTATCGAGAACTGTCTGAAGATTGCCCTTTCGTCGGATATATGCATAGGTAGTGGGGTCAAGAGAATCGAGGGATAAATGAACCTCTGAACGAGGAAGCTCTAAAAGTATTTTTTCAACCTTTTCATTAAAAATAGAACCATTGGTTATAATAATTACTTTCATGTTGGGGTTTACTTTTTTAATGACTTCCATTAATTTAAAATTAACAGGTATTAAAAAAGGTTCACCTCCGAGAAACTCTACTTCATGAGCGTATTTTAAAAATTCTGTAATTTCAGATACAAAGTTGTCACCATAAGCATTTTTAGGGGGCGCTATTCCATCTCTATTTTTACAAATAGACGAAGAATATTCACCTGAACACATTATGCATTCATAATTGCATGTATTGTGTAGCTGAAATGTTAGCTTAATAGGAAATCTTCGTTTTTCGATTTGTTTAATTGGAAAAACTAATTTTTCTGATTTTACACCGCTATGTTCAGCCGCTATCTTATTATATCTGTACATCATTGTATTTTTACCGTTACCAGCAACAAGTTGTCTTAAACAAGAGCTGCACCCATAATCAAAATTAAAATCTTTCATCGCATTTCTAAGTGTCTGTATTCTTTCACCGAACCACGCTTCGTATAATGATGTTTCCGGGTAGTTGCCCACAGTGTGAGATAAGTTCATGCAACATACAGTCATTCTGCCGTTAAAATCAAATCTTAAAGAAATAAAAGGTGCAGCACACGCACAAGGATTGTTTCCTAAAAACATTGTACTTTGCAGTTCATTAAAAGATACTCTGTCGCTTAAAGGAATATATCCTTCTTCAGAAGGAATCTTTATTTTAAGATATGCGTCGTAGTACTCGCTCATTATTCATTAAGTATTAACATTTTAAAAATGAAATATCAAGGTAATAACCGAGTTTAAAAGACACCGTAAAACCCTAATTTTGAAATAAAAGGCTTGGTTTGTGAGTCGAGTTTTACATTGTAGCCTATATCAAAGAGAAGATGTGTAAATGAATTAATGTTTAGCAGTAATTTTTTAGTAAAATCAATATTAAAATTATATTTTTTTAGAAATTTAAACATGCATAAAGCTGATATTCGTGAAAAATAAATACCAATAGTATTATTAGGTTTTACCGCAATACAAATTGTATCATGCTCATACTCCAACAGATCAGCTGGTATTATATCCGTTACATTGTATCTTTTATTCCATAGTTGTGTTGTAATATTTTCTATGTGTTGGCCGATGCCGTCGCGGTTATAAAATAAACTATAATAATTTTTTTCATGCTCATTATCAAGAGCTGTTTTTGTGCATGATAGGCATTTTGTGCAAATATAAAAACCTTTATATAATTTTTTAATATATGAACTATGTTCGTGAGAACATGACAAATTTGTTTCATAAACATCGATTAATGGTTGCTGCTTGTCTAATCCTATTTTAAAAGATGTGAGATATTGTTCATTATATTTTCGGTATATAGGAGCTGGCTTAATATTTAAAAAATTTATAATAGTTGCCAAAGAGTGTTTAGGGTACAAATTAGGATAGTAGTAATAGAGCTCGTAGTCAATAGCGCCATCATTTGCTTGCGTAACGCCATATACTGTTCGATTTATTCCAAAAAAATCTTGTGCTTTACTTGCCTTTTGGCTAATTTCTTGAGGTACAATCCACTCAAAAAGCGTTGAACTTGGCATATCGTTTTTACAATATGGGCGTTGTTGCTTGTACTTTAATAAACGATAGTCGAAATGGCACATTGCTAGTGTGTGTCTCATCTATTTTTACGCATTTAACCTACAAAAAACATTGGCGGATCGGCGTCGCCAAATCCTGGCGACGCACCTGAAAAAAGTTGTTCTTCTAAATTTCTTTTTTCTTCAAGCCCCTGAGATAATATATCGTTAAAGTTAATAGACCCTCCGCCGAATAGCTGTGTCCCAGAATATTTACCTCTAATATTACCAATTGAAATTTTTGATAAAGCGAGTGCATATTGATATACCCACGGTTCTTTTATAATATCGCGGAGCGGTCGCTCCACTCTACATGATAATACACCGTAGAATCGACTGCCTGAACCGGGTGTCCTTGGTGGCGGATACATTACTAAATATTGTGTTCTTGGATCAAATGTTATATGACGTCTAATTGCTAGAAGCTTCTCTCTAACTTCTAGCCAGTCTTTTAAGATATA